AACCATTTGCCCTAAAATCGGAAACTAACAGCCGGGGTGGATAGCTCTCATGAGCATGATTTGTGGTGGGGGTGGTTTCGTTGTTTTACGACTTACATTCAAACAACGCACACTTCATCCTCGGGGTTTAGCCAAGTACGTTCACAAGCATCGGATGTGTAAGTGTACTTTCTTCTGATTGATTTGACTATGGCGCTGACTTTCCTCTCATAGTCCAACTGTTGTGCAACAGTCACGCCAAAAGCCCGCTCAACACTCACCCTACAACAGTCGTCAACTGACACGCAGTTGTCAACAAAGGATGGTGTGGACAAGCCAAATCTAACAGAATACTTGTACAGGTCATCATCGTCATACTTTGCAGTGACTTCACCAAGTTCGCGCACGATGGCAGCAGCAAGGTAGGAAATGCATGGGACATTGGCCGAAACAGACAGCTCACAAAGAGCCGCCCCCTTCAGCACTTGTTCATAACGTGCATCCTGACCCGGAGGGTACCTGTGAGTGACACCAATTGTGGCCAAAGCTCGGGGAATACTCCTCACCAAATGGTATTCCCCTTCGTGAACTTCAACCAGTCGACCACGACAAAATTCGACTTCCTCTGGTTTCCAAACAGACATCAGACCAGTGACTTCACCTGTCATGTTGAACCCAGCGTCGCAAAATGTTTGTCCCATTTTATCCAGGGAGACGGCATGGCTTCTATCCATGACTATAACACAATCGTCTCCGTCGATATAACAATCCCACTTGGGGATTGCCAGTTCCAAACATACAGCTGACACTATTAGGTACATCATTAGGCAATTGCCAAAAGCTGTGTCCATATCACCGCTCATTCTGTTCCCCTCGATCTTATACCTTAAACCACTCCTAGAACGACACCTGTTCTTAATTTGCCATGCCAGGAGTTTTTGCAGCTCACCCTGCCCAGGGTAAGCTGCAAGGTAGACCTTGTGGATCAGTGAGAGATGAAAAGCCGTATTGCAACTGTCAAAGGCTTTCACATCTGTGCTATACACCACTGGATTGCTAAACCGACCTATCTTCCGCATCAGATCAGATCCTCTCTGACGGGGATTTCGGCCTTTAGCAAACACTCGGGTGTGTCCGCACAAATGTTTCCACCCTTTCCAGCTGTAGAAATCGTGTTCCAGTGGCTTGATGTACTGTCCAAAAACTAAGTTG